AATTCAGATGCTTCAAAAAAGCTAATCTGATGTCAATCGCATAAAAGATATGGACATGAATGCTTACACGATTAACCAGCAGTTGGATAGCCTTTATAAAGATTTAGAGGCTGCCCATAACAATGATGAAGAGGCTGTCTGCCTGATGTTCAATGCTGATAGCAAAAAAGAAGCTATCCAGTTGATAACGGATGAGATAGACAGTTTGGAAGATGCCTTAAAAGGTTTTGAAACTTGTGAAGATGATGGCATGGACTACGATGCTCTATGCCGGGTACAAGGTATCAGCCGATACGCATAATACACGATTATGCAACGCACGACAGCCCTACAGACGGATTGAACGGCAACCGATAGCGAGAATCGGGTAGGGTACTATTGATTGGTTCTTTGACATATTGATACGATAAAAAGATATATTTCTGCGAAGGCACGTAAGCGAAGCCAGTGATGGTGGATAGTGGTGGGTGCAAGTGGAACGGAATTGACACCGATAGCAACCGAGGATAAGCCGACAATGGGCGAATGGTTGTATATGTCTGATGGTGGTAAAGCCACGAAGTTGAAATGATTTTTACTTTCAGCACGCCAATTTGTCTTTAGCGTGGTGAGTATGCTTGGTTAGGCACAAGTATCGCTGAAAGGTCTTATAGTCTGTACTGAACTGAAATAAGGTTCTGCTATTCGATTAGGGTACAGATACTTATTTAAATTTATACGATTATGAAAACAATCCAATTCGTTTTATCTATATTGGTTAGTATATGTGCTGCCGGTATGCTTTACGGGGCTATTACTACTTACAGTCCTATGAAAATATTCTCTATCACTATAATGAGTGTTATATGTGTAGGGTGTGTGTCGCTCATGAGAATAACTTATAGAGAACTTAAAACAGACCGCTAAAAGGTAGTCCTATAATCCGGCACAAGGCGCATGGGGATGAGTGCACAATCACCTTGTAAACCAGCTGGGCGGTAATTTATGAAGTAGCATTGTTGGAATGCGTGTAAGCGATTAATTGTTGGTATTAACTTATATTCTAATTTATATATTCATTTAGCTTACAAGAAGTAGGTTCGACTCCTACCTTTTTAACGACATTTTAAATTTATACGATTATGACAGTGGAAGAATTAAGAGGCATGACGCATGAAGATTTAGTAAGGCGTGTGCAGGAACTGGAAGAGGCTAACGAGAAATTAGCTGAAGAGAAAAATACATGGTATAAATCTTGGAGTGATTTGAACCGGAAGTTTGATCATTTCAAGAACGCGGTTAAAAGCATTGTTATGATAATAGATTAGATATTCGTGTTTTATATTGTGTTTGTACTGGGTGTGCCGTCCGTGAGGATAGTGCACCTTTTTTAATCGGATGGTTAGCTTATCGGTTAGAGCTTCGTGTTGCGCAAACAATTGGCACGATTGAGAGGGGTTCGATTCCCTTACCATCCACGAATCATTAATTAAATTTTACTTTTATGGCAAAAGAACTGAAAGAAAGAACAGAAATCAAGAAAAAGCTGAAAAAGAAGAATGACAGAATCAGCTTTGACTTTAGCGACAAGCTTGCCGGACAGCTTCGCAGGTGTACCGCTGATCTTAACAGGCTGGCAAGGATTGACCGGATAATAGACAAGGAGCAAACTTTGTATTCGGTGGACACTAACAGGGAAGCCGGATATATTGAGGTTATCCGCAATTATTAATCAGCTGACTTGCACGATTATGAAGAGAGTTTTTAATGAACTTACACCTGAATGCGAGATTACGGCACGAATGTATGCACAAGGGTATGAGAAAAAAGAAATTGCAAACCTCAAATGCCGAGCGGTCAGCACGATAAACAACCAACTGCAAAGAGCTTTTGAGATTTTGAACGTAAGGAACGGCAGAGAACTGGCAACCATGCTATATGAGAGAATAGCTGGTATGAAGTTCACGATGGACTTTTCACCTACTATTAGGTCGGCTGTTGCTTTCTGCCTGTTGTGCATCTTTTCTTTTTCGCTCTATCACGAACAGGGCGATATGAGAAGGGGACGAAGAACGAGAGTTGAACGAATTGAAAGAACTGGACGGTATGGAGGTAAGACTTGAATTATTTGAATTTAAAAATATCTGCATGGACATGGCGGAGCTTGGTGCAGCTGCCAGTGAGAAGAAACGGTCTCCTGTATCTGATGAAATCAAGCAAAGAGAAGCGTTCAGATGGTTAAAGACACTTGGGTATGAACCTAACTTTTTGGAAAAGTTAGAGAAAGAAGGATTGGTGCATAAGAAAAGAAAAGGCTCATCCAGAAATTCTCCTATCATATATTCCAAGTTCGAGATACAATCCGCTATTAATGCTTTTAAAATGAGTAAATATCTGAACAAATAACCCTATAAAATTTACGATTATGTCACTGATTAAGAAAAGTAATGAATTAGTTATCCCGACCACCGTGAAGATGATGATTTACGGTCAAGCCGGAATGGGAAAGAGTACGGTAGCATTGAGCGCACCGAAACCGCTGCTGTTGGACTTCGATAACGGCGTGAAGCGCATGAACATGGCGCACTTGGAGAATATAGACACGGTACAGGTCACTTCATGGAGCGATGTTCAGCAAGTTCTTCAAGAGGACTTGTCCGCTTATCAGACCATTGTAGTAGATACCATCGGCAAGATGATGGACTTCATCATTACTCACAAGTGTGGAACCCGCCAGCCGTCCATCCGTGATTGGAGCGGTATCAATGCAGAGTTTTCATGGATGACACGAACACTTTCGGGGCTTAACAAGCACATCATTTTCGTTGCCCATCGCGACACAAGAAAAGAAGGTGATGATACGGTGTTTATCCCTGCCTTGCGTGAAAAATCCTACAACTCTATCGTTACTGAACTGGATTTGCTCGGTTATCTTGAAATGAAAAGCGAAAGAGGCGTCCAAAGACGTACTATCACTTTTGACCCAACTTCAAGAAATGACGGTAAGAATACTTGCAATCTTCCTTCAGTGATGGAAGTTCCTACCATCCTTGACAAGAATGGTAATCCAACCGCAAAGAACGACTTTATCACCGCCAAGATAATCAATTCGTATTTGGGTATGCTTGCTGCCAAGAAAGAGGCACAGGAAAAGTATGATAAAGTTATTGAAGAGATAAAAGAACAGATCGAACTTATTACGGATGCGGAATCTGCCAATAATTTTATCGCGCAAATAGATAACTTTGAGCACGTTGGTTCTTCAAAGCAAATGGCGGCAAAGTTGGTAGCTAACAAAGCGAAGTCTTTGAATCTGAAACTTAATTCAGAAAAGAAATATGAACCAGCAGCCTAAATATCGTATTTACGCAACGCTTCTTGATGCCTTTGGGGCATATCTGAATAGTGATGTGATTTGGGATAAGTACTGGGGGTGGTCAGAAAATCCACCCCATACTCCTGAAGAATTTCACGAACAACAGTTTCAAGAACTGATAGACCGGATTAACCGCAAGCCATTCGATAGCGAAGCGGCAGACCGTGGTACGGCTTTCAATGAAATCATTGATTGTATGATTGAGAACCGTAAATCTTCTATAATGGAAATTAGCAAGGCATATCACGATGACGGAAAACTTTACGGGATAAAAGCTGTTTACAACAATCGCACTTTCACTTTTCACATTGACCTTTGCCGCGAGTTTGCCAACTACTACAAAGGAGCATTAACCCAACAAAGAGTAGAAGCCATCTTGCCTACTGCATACGGTAGTGTATTGGTTTATGGTCTGATTGACGAACTGATGCCTACCAGTGTTCACGACATCAAAACAACCGGTAGTTATACCGTGGGAAAGTTCAAAGATCACCACCAGCATTTAGTATATCCATACGCTTTAATGAAGAACGGTTCTGATGTACGGACATTTGAGTATAACATTGTGGAGTTCAACAAAGGCGGTTATGTGGTAGATACCTATACAGAAACATACGTTTTCAATCCTGAACGTGATATTCCTATTCTTACTAATCATTGTGAGGAATTTATCCGGTTTTTGGAAGAAAACAGAGAACTTATAACCGATAAAAAGATTTTTGGAGGAGAAAATTAATGGCAAACCAAATAACCGGACGGATAATCGAAATTGGACAAACCGTTCAAATACCATCCAAAAACGGTGGTTCCTCATTTACAAAACGGGAGTTTATTTTAGATGCTACTACTTACGACCCTTATACGGGAGAGCGTAGCGAGTATGAGAATGTTATTCCCTTAGAGTTTTCAGGCGATAAGTGTGCAGAACTTGACCGCTTTAATCAGGGTGATGTTGTTACTGTATCGTTTGTCTTACAAGGGCGTTCTTGGACGAATCAAGACGGAGAACTCAAACGTATGGCATCTATTCGGTGCTACAAAATAGATGCGCGTGGCGGTGTATCTCAATCCCAACAAACAACATCGGTACAACAGCCAGCGCCACAACCGACCTATCAGCAACAGCCGCAGAACTTTCCGCCTCCGGTTGATGCTAATGGCAATGTAAAGGACGATTTACCTTTTTAGCGTATGCTGTTCGACTTGAAGAATGATATGGAAGAGATTTGGAAAACAGTAAAAGGGTATAATGGATATTATCAAGTTTCTAATACAGGTAAAGTTCGGAATCCTAATAAGGTGCTTACTCCAAATGTTGGAGTAAAGAACGGATATGTTTATGTTACTTTGAGAAAAGATAAAAGACTGTTACATCGAATTGTTGCAGAAACTTTTATCCCCAATCCATTTAATAAACCAGAGGTAGACCACATTAATGGAATTAGAACGGATAATAATGTTTGTAATTTAAGGTGGGTAACTCGCACGGAAAACAATAATAATCCTATTACTAAAAGCCGTTTTAGTAAATCTGCTAAAGGTAAAGTTATCAATGCAGAAACTAAAAAACGAATGTCAATGAGCCGAAAAGGGGAAAAACATCCAATGTATAATAAAAAGCATTCAAGTTTTTCTAAAAGAAAGATGTCTATAACTCATTCAATTCCAGTTGTGCAATTTGGATTACAAATGAATTATATAGCTGAATTTGAAAGTGCAAAAGTGGCTTCTCTTGAAACACAAGTTGCTGCATCAAGTATCAATGCTTGTACGCTCGGCAAAAGGAAAACGGCTGGTGGCTATATTTGGAAAAAGAAAAATGATATTTAATTTATCAAATCATTATGAAATACCCAAGTTCAAGGAGTATGTAAACAAGCTGTTTAGTGAACGTGCGGTGGTGGAAGTGAAAAAGAAACTACCTAACCGCACGCTTGCCCAAAACAGCTACTTGCATCTTCTTTTAGGGTATTTCGGTAGTGAGTACGGTTGCAGTCTCGACGAAGCAAAAATTGATTTTTATAAGAGGACTTGCAACCGTGATTTGTTTGAGAGAAAGACGGTCAACAAGAAAGGTAAGGAAGTAACTTACTTAAGAAGTTCTGCCGAGCTGACAACAGGTGAAATGACCTTGAGTATTGACCGTTTCCGAAACTGGAGCGCATCTGTGGCAGGTATCTATTTGCCTGCCGCTAACGAACAACAGATGCTTATCTACGCACAACAAGAAATTGAACGTAATAATGAATTTATTTAAAAATTGAGATTATGAAGAAAAGAAAATTTCCCCAAGATGTAGCAAGATTCTTTCATCCTGAAAAATCAATCAACCCTAAATCCAGCGGTATTCACCAAATAGAGAAAGCCTCTCAAAGAAGCTATATTCCAGTTTATAATACTATGGGTACTGCAAGAAAGGTTTACAATGAGTTTGGCAAAATAAGTTATAGATAATATGGACAAATTTTTAGGACAAGACATTCCTGAACAGGAACGATGGCAGTTTCTTCAGGACAATGCCGATGCAGTGGAGAAAATCGGTTATACTCACCGATTCACACCCGAAGAATTGGCGCAAAAGAAAGAAACATTAGCTGAAGTATCAATCACCATCAATGATATTGAGATAGAAAAGAAAGAGGCTATGGACGAGTTCAAAGAACGTCTGAAACCTTTGAACGAAGAAAAGCAGGAACTTTTGGACCACATTAAGAGAGGTTCTGAGTTTGTAGAAAATGAAGAATGTGCCAAAATCCTCTATCACGAGGAAAAGATGGCAGGATTCTACAACAAGCTGGGCGAACTGGTTTATAGCCGTCCCATTATGCCACAGGAGATGCAAAAGACAGTATTCAGTATTAACCGTAAAACAGGAACAGAATCATGAGTGAAAACAAAATCAACTTGGTTGTGCCTAAAGATTACAACGGCAAACCTATTGAAGTAGTATTAAGAGAAGGCGAAGCACCGGTAGCACTTGACCCGAAAGAACCGGAGCTAGTAGTTATCAGTGGAACGATAGATGCACCTCTCAGATGGTTGGAAAAGCGTGTCGAACTGATTAATCAGAAATCGACCAATATCATCGTAAACCGTGATAAGATGGGGTTGGCATTAACTATTGATGAAACCAACTACTATCAGACTGGAATCAGTGGTATTTTACAGGCTTCAAAAGAAATGCAGGAATTTGGCATTAACACGGATAAGAAATGGGAACCTGTCAAGCTATCCCAGTTCTTCAAGATGCACCGTGCTTTCTTCAAGGATAAATCAGAAAACATGATGCTGGTTTCCACTTTGAAGAATTTCAAAGCAAAGGTTAACCAAGACATCGAGCGCAGCAAAGAGGAAAACGGCAGCAAGACGGATAATTATTCTCAGGTGGTTGATTCTAATCTTCCGAAATCCTTCAAACTGAATATTCCTCTTTTCAAAGGCTTTGCTTGTGAGGAAATCGAAGTTGAAATTTATGCTGATGTAGATGGTCGTGATGTTTCACTTTCTTTGGTTTCTGCTGGTGCGAATGAAACCATTGAGGAATACAAAAACAAGGTGATTGACGAACAGATTGAAGCAATCAAAGGTGTTGCACCTGACATCGTAATCATCGAAGTATAATTGACAGCCCGGAAAGACGGGCATCTGGTATCGTGGCGGAATTGGTAGACGCACGACGAGTACTGGAGCTTTACCCAGCCGGAAGGGTTACTCAAAGCAGAAAGCTCATGCAGGTTCGAATCCTGCCGATACCACCACATAACAAGAGGATGCTTAATGATAAAAACATCCTCTTATTTACTAATAGTTACTTTTCATATTTCTATGACACCAACAACTTCATAATTCCCATTTAATCCATGATTTGTCATATAAGTTCTGATTTCAGTTCTATATGCTACTTCAAAATTATACTGTGATAAATTGGCACTTATCGCCTTTGTAAAGGAATACTCATTACCATGATGAGTGAAAATAATACGATAGTTCTTCATATAAATATGATTTTAGAGTGAATACAAATATTACACCCGCAAATATATAAAATAATGCCATACTACATAAAACGAAAACCAAAGAAGAAAGAAAAACCTATGCCTTTATTTGATAAAGCAGGGATAACAGTAAAGAAGAAGCCGGATTTGAAAGCTAAGCTCGACAAGGAGTTTTCCCTTTTTATCCGGCTTCGTGATTGTATGCCAAACGGATTCTTCCGATGTATATCATGTGGACAGATAAAACCATTCGTGCAAGCCGACTGCGGGCACTATTTCAGTCGTACACATTTGGCAACACGGTTTGATGAGAAT